GAACTAGCATTGATCGGACGTGTACCATGTAAAGTTATCGGACCAGTACACAGAGGAGACTTGATTGTTTCTTCTGAGATGCCAGGATTCGGTTGTGCGGCAGACCCAGATACTGTGAGACCAGGTACTATTATCGGTAAAGCAATTACTGCTTATGATCCACAAGGTGCTATGACACCAGACGGAGTATGTGAGGTATTAGTCGGTAGATGCTAATTTAATTCTAACTACCTTAGAACCGTGATGTTGCAAGGCGTCACATAGAAAGAGCAACGAAAGTTGCTCTTTCCTTATGCATGATTTATAATACTAGTCCTCATCAAAGATAAGTATGTGTATGAATGTTTTCACTATGCCCTTCGAACAAAGACTCTCAGAATGGTCTACTTTAAGACAGACTCTAGCAGACACAACGCTAGAAAAAATGTGTGTAGATGTTGATGCCTTTTGGCAACAATGTCCATTAAATGCATACTATCTTCATATACATGATATGAAAGTCTGGCCAGGACCATGGCAATTACTACACGATAACACCTATTGTTATTATGCTAGAGCATTGGGTATAATTTACACCTTGTCGTTATTGGGTATAAAAGATGTTGACTTATTGTCAGCAACCGACTATAATAACGTTGATGTGGTATTAGTCGTAGTGGACAACGCAAAATATGTATTGAATTACTGGCCACAGTCAGTATTAAATACACGACTGGATACCTTTACTAATATCAAAAAAATTGATATCAACGAGTTACTTACGAAAATAAAATAAAATAAAATAAAATAGGACAATGATGAATATTAAAGTTACCAAACGGTCTGGCAGTGTAGAAAATTTAGCCTTAGAAAAATGGCAGGCCCAGGTAGCAAAAGTATGTGAAGGCGTGTCCGATGTATCACAATCGATGATAGAAATCACATCTCAGCCTCATTTCTTTGACGGAATCACCACACGAGAGATTGACGAACTTACTCTTCGTGCTATTGTTGATCTTATTGATGTAGAACAGAATCCAGAAATAGGACACACTAATTATCAATATGTAGCAGGTAAACAACGATTATCTATGTTGCGTAAAGATGTATACGGTGGTTATACTCCGCCATCTCTTTACCAAATCGTTAAAACAAACGTAGAGACTGGTCTATACACTTCAGATTTGCTAGAATGGTATTCTGAAGCCGAATGGAACAAGATGGATTGTATCATCGATCACGCCAAAGATGAATCATACTCGTATGCCGCAGTAGAACAGATGATTGGCAAGTATCTTGTTCGTAATCGATCAACGGGGCAAATCTATGAGACTCCTCAAGTAAGATACATGGTTGCCGCGGCTACTGTTTTTCATAAAGAAGAACCTGCCTCTGCAAGAATGAGATACATTAAAGAATACTATCAATGTGCGAGTGAAGGACTGTTTACACTAGCAACTCCTGTACTTGCTGGACTCGGTACGCCTACTAAACAGTTTAGTTCTTGTGTTCTTATTAAGAGTGATGATGACTTAGACAGCATCTTTGCTTCTGGTGAGATGATGGCTAAGTACGCAAGTAAAAGAGCAGGCATAGGTCTTGAAATAGGGCGTTTAAGACCCCTAGGATCGCCTATAAGAGGCGGAGAGATCATGCATACGGGAATGATACCCTTTCTAAAGAAATGGTTCGGAGATTTGCGTTCATGTTCACAAGGTGGTATTCGTAATGCGAGTGCTACAGTCTTTTATCCTATTTGGCATCTTCAGTTTGATGATCTAATCGTACTTAAAAACAATCAAGGCACAGATGAAACAAGAGTCAGACACATGGACTATGGTGTTGTTCTATCTGCGTTCTTTTGGAAACGATTTAAGAACAAAGAGAACATTACATTCTTTGATCCAAACGAAGTACCTGATCTTTACGAAGCATTCTACTCAGACACGCCTTTATTTGAAGAACTCTATGTAAAATATGAAAAGAGTCGTAAACTTCGTAAGAAAACAATGTCAGCAGAAGAAGTGTTTAGGTCTGGTATTCTAAAAGAAAGAACAGACACAGGAAGAATCTACCTAGTCTATATTGACAATGTAATGAATCAAGGACCGTTTGATTCCAAAGTAGATCCAATCTATCAAAGTAATCTATGCTGTGAGATATTACTGCCTACGAAGTCTTTTAAGCGATTAGATGACGATAAGGGACGTATTGCTCTCTGTACACTCGGATCGATCAACTGGGGCAGTTTCCGACACCCTGAAGACATGCGTAGAGCATGTCGTATACTACAACGCAGTCTTTGTAACATCCTAGACTACCAAGACTTCTTATCGATTCAAAGTAAACTAAGCAACGATGAAATCTCCCCGTTAGGCATCGGTGTAACTAATTTAGCATACTGGCATGCAAAACGTGATTACAAATATGGCGACAAAGATGCTCTACAAGATGTTAAATCTTGGATGGAACATCAAGCATTCTTCTTAACAGAAGCAACAGTAGAGTTGGCAAAGGAAAGAGGCAAGTGTGGCAACAGTGATCAAACATGGTATGGACAAGGAGTTTTTCCTTGGGAGCGTAGAGCAGAAGGGGTTAACAAACTAGCAAACTTTAAGCCAGAATGCGATTGGGAAACACTTAGAGCAGAGATGAAAGAGCATGGTGTTAGAAATGCAACTCTAATGGCGATTGCTCCTGTAGAATCATCAAGTGTAGTAATCAATTCAACAAACGGTATTGAAATGCCAATGAGTTTAATCTCTGTTAAAGAAAGTAAAGCAGGTTCACTAACACAAGTAGTACCAGACTATCATATCAAACGTGTAAGAAATTCTTATCAGTTAATGTGGGAACAAAAAAATTGTGACGCATATCTTAAAACTGCGTCAGTGTTAGCGGCCTATGTAGATCAAAGTATTTCAACAAATACATTCTATAATCCAGCACATTTCCCAGAACAAAAAGTACCTACAACATTGATTGCTAAAAATCTAATGCAGGCTCACAGTTGGGGATTGAAGACTTTCTATTATAGTCTTATTAACAAGGCTGGTGTAAAGAGACATGAAGTTGAACTAGCCCAAATCGCACAAGCATATGTTAATAATGATGTTGATTCATCATTTGAAGACGATGATTGTGAATCTTGTAAATTATAAAGGAATAGCATGAGCAAAGAACAATACGATTTAACAACCAAGACAGATTACTTGAACAGAAAGATGTTCTTGGATCCTGCTGGCCCAGTCACTATCCAACGATTTGAAGAAGTCAAGTATAGTAAGATAGCAAATTTTGAAGAAACAGCAAGGGGATTCTTTTGGATCCCAGAAGAGATTAGTCTGACTAAAGATTCAAGCGACTTCAAAGACGCCTCAGACGCTGTTAAACACATCTTTACGAGTAACCTGTTACGACAGACCGCCCTTGATAGTCTACAAGGCAGAGGCCCTGTACAAGTCTTTACTCCTGTTGTGAGTCTACCTGAACTAGAAGCACTGATGTATAATTGGTCATTCTTTGAGACTAATATTCACTCTCGTTCCTACAGTCACATTATCAGAAATATTTACAATGTCCCTAAAGACATCTTTAATACTATCCATGACACACAAGAAATTGCTGATATGGCAGCCAGTGTTGGACGCTACTATGAAACCTTACATCAACTTAACTGTAAGAAAGAACTTGGTAAAAGGGTTGATGAACATAAGCATCTTACAGCAATTTGGTTAGCCCTACACGCAAGTTATGCATTAGAAGCATTGCGATTCATGGTATCATTTGCTACATCATTAGCAATGGTAGAGAACAGAATCTTTATGGGCAATGGTAATATTATCTCGTTGATTTTACAAGATGAACTTTTGCATAAAGGTTGGACTGCATTTCTTATCAATCAAGTCATTAAAGAGGATGATCGTTTTCATTCAATCCAAGACGAGTGTGAACAAGAAGTCTATCAATTGTACATGGATGTTATCAGAGAAGAAAAAGAATGGGCTGATTACTTGTTTCAGAAAGGACCGGTGATCGGACTAAACGCAAACATTCTAAAAGACTTTGTAGACTACACAGCATTAGAATCATTGAAAGCAATCGGCATCAAATACAATTCTCCCGCTTCTAAAGTAAGTCCTATCCCTTGGTTCAACAAGCACAGCGACACTAGTAAGAAACAAACTGCTTTACAAGAAAACGAATCAACCAATTATGTAATCGGTGTCATGTCAGAATCACTTGATTATGACGCTCTTCCTGAGTTGTAAGCGACTGAAATATTATTTGACTGCTACAAATCGTATTAAATATAAAGATAACACAACTAACAAAAGGGGATATTTAAAAAATGAAAAAAATAGTATTAATTGTGGTAGTGGCAGTAGCACTACTTCTAGTATTCGTAGGATATAATAACAACGTTGGATCAGATCCAGTTACATTAGGATTGCAAGTAACCAACAAAAGCGATCAATCATTTGATTGTAACCAAACATATGCAGTAGACAAGAAAGATGTTACAACTACTATTGCTGTAGGTGAAACTGCAAACTTACAGTCTAACACACATGACCCTTCAGGAACAGTGACTACATGTTACATTACTCCACCTACATCAGTAGATAAGGCTGATCCAGCCAACGGTAATTTTGCAATGACATATGGTTACTGGGACAATTCAGCACATGTAACATGTGATAATGATTGTAACAAAGGTTATCCTACAGAATCTGTACACTATACAGGTAATAATTGGAAGTATACAGCAGATTTTGCTAAAGCACAATCAGAGCCTTTTAATTCAGTCGTAATTACAACAGGACCTAAAGATTGGGCGGACGAATAATGAAAGCAATAGTATGGAGTAAAGATAATTGTACTTATTGTGATCAAGCAAAAAAATTGCTAGAAGCAAAGGGTATTGAATTTGAAGAAAAAAAGATTGGACATGGTTACACACTACAAGACTTGTTAGAAGTTGTACCTAATGCTCGTACTGCTCCTCAAATCTTTTTAGATGAAGAATATGTTGGTGGATTTACTGAATTAAAATCAAAATTAGAGGGATAAGATGAATATAGCAGACTGCAAAAAGAATACCGTTTACACATTTAAACTAAGCAGTGGTGAAGAACTAATTGCGAAAGTAATTAATACAGACAATGATAATTTTATCATTGAACACCCTGTTTCATGTGCTCCTGGACCTCAGGGCATGGGACTTATCCCAAGTATGTTCACCAACGATCCGCAGTTATCCGTAACACTAAATACTAGTAGTGTTTCACTCTTTGCTGAAACTGAGACTTCAATCAGAGACAAGTACAGAGAAGCAACAACAGGTATAAAAGTACCAGACAAAAAAATAGTATTAGGATAAAACTACATGGCTAAATTAAGCCGCAAAGATGACAAGAATGATGCTGGTGGTGCGATTAAACGTGGCGCCGGTACTGTGTTTGCTAATGGCATAGCAGTAGGCTTACATGTCAGTGATATAACCCCTCACAACCCCAAACCAGATAAGATGCCACACAAAGCGGCCAAGACTACAGAAGGTAGTCCAACTGTGTTTGCAGAAGGTGTCGCAGTACTCAGAGTAGGTTCAGGTAATGATTGCGGCCATAAGATCAAAGACGGCAGTCCAGATGTTTTTTGTCCATAGGATAACATAATGGCAGATTCAGGAAAGCAAAGTCCATTAGGTCAAAACGTTTTAGCAGGCATTCTGCTTAACGATTGCTTGGAAATTAACAAACATGCTGAACTCTATATGGGTAAAAGTAAAGTTAATGCGTCTTACTATCCTGGAAGACTAGTCAACAACACTGTACTTCGTATGTTAACGTGGTCTATCAACTCTGCTTATACTAATCTATATGGCGCAAGTATAACAAACCAAACATATAAAAATCTCATATCAATCAGTGGTAACAACAACGAATGCTATGCACTGGGCAACTCAATGCCCCCTACGTATGTAATCAAAGATCCGTCGGGTGTATGGACAGACGATGCTGATCCAACCGCATCAAAAGCATACGAGTATGGAAACACAAACGGACCAGCAAACGCAGGCTATTCTGAAACAGGTGACGTTGATCAACAACAGAATGCTACATGGTGGGATCCGTACAACGATGTCACTGATCCTAACGTAGGTGTAACTCAATGGGGTTACATAAGACTTCATGCACTACAAGCATGGAACGAATTTAACTGGCACGGTAAGACACCAACAGAACTAAAACCTAGATACGAAGATTTTTGTAATTCTTTCTTACAAGCAGAAGGTTATATAAACGGAATAAATCCCCCTGTGTATGCGTCTGAAGACGCACAAACATTCGGTGAAGGGTCTTTTAGTAACATGAATGATCTTATTACTGCTGATGTTGCAGGAGTAAATCTATCATTACAGTCGTTTGGCACGGACCTAGAAAATCTAGGCAAATTGTTTGATCCTAGAAGATTAGATAGGTTTGGCTTCCCGTCTACCTTGTTACAACAATTGTATGATGGCGGCGGCGTCACAACCGACTTAAATTTATCACTTGCCGCGGCCGGACTTACTGCTAATGAAATTGCTAGAATATCATCAGGAAACATAGATTTTATAACACAAACACAAGAGAAAAAAATATACGGTGCATTCTTATTAGTATTTGGTCAAAACTTAATAAATTGTATTGGTCCGTTGTCTCCTGCTAGTATGAGCAGAGTAGCCACAGACCCAAATGTTGCAACATTAAGTCAACTGCGAACATTGGCAGATTGCCTCGATGTACAACGTTTGTTCCCTACATCATGGCCAAGTATGACAGTTCCATTATACAATGCTGAACTGGGATTGCCGACTAATAGTAAAACATACTACTTAATATACAACAATGGAAGCACTGGTGCACCTACAGGGTCAATCAATAGTGTCTTGGATAGTGTTCAAGTCAAGCAAAGAGTTGGAACTCTTGTTTGTGAAGGAACTCCCCCAATTAGAGACTCCGTGCTAGAAACAACAAGTGTAAATATTCCTGAAGGGTTTGATTCTTATTTGTTAGGTTGTGTACCCAAGAATACAGGTCTTACCGCAGGTGCATTTAGATATGCAATGTTACAAGTTACGAATATTACACAGTTAGACCCTCTTAGACTCAATTGTTTCAAAGGATTAGAACTTAACGAGAACAACGGCGCTGGTGCTGATGGCACAGGCACTGTCGGAGCTGAACTAGCCAAACCTATTAACACAGACTTACAAAAAGAAGTACCAAAGCAATTAGCACAAGGTAGTGGTTATGCAGGCACATTTACTTTCTCAGATTTCTTTGGGTGTATGTCAGGATTGCCTTATGCGTGGCAACTGATCTTTAACAACATTAACAGAACAGGTGCGTCACAGGCAGCCGGCGAGTCTACTCTTGCTACGATATATCAACAGTTGTATCTAGCAGTAACTTGGAAAGCATCTGTTATTACGCCCACATACACAGGCACCGGACCATATACTCTCACTGGATTTACTATTACTAATTCGGGCGGAGGCTATGGCCGAGCAGGAGCTCCGAACCCTGTTGTTACACTTTCTGGTACAGGGACATTTAATGCAACTGCAACAGCAAGTGTGGATAGAGATGATGCTAACAGCGGCGGTGTAGATGTCGCTACTGGTCTATTACTAGACAACACATATGGTAGAATTACTACAGTTACGTTAACAAGTACTGGAACAGATAATATCAGTAACGCTATACCAACTGTTACTATTGAAACACCACCTAGTCCTACATACAACGCTTTTGCAACGAACGGAGTTAATGGCGGAAGTATTAATTTCAATACAGTTATACAAGATTACATTGATCAAGCAAATGATGAGATTCCAAACATTGTTGATCCTGAAGTAGCATATCCTCTAGGCGTAGAGAACTTAAACACTGCATGGGACGTACTAGGAAGACAACTTAAAGTAGAGCAACGTACTAGATACATTGCTCTTAATCCAGTCGAAGTTCCGAGAAGCCCGTTTGTAAGTTCTACTGGTACTGTCGTTACCTTTGTTGATTCTATTCCTACATTAGCACAAGACACACGTCCTCATATGTCAGCACAAACAATAGAAATGATTGTAGATAGATTCTGTGCCACAGGGCAATCAGCAATTGCAATGATGAGACAAGAACGCAATCAAGCAAGATTAGCAAACTGTGGTATTCCATTGAATAATAATCTTGATGATAAGATGACAGGCGAACTAAAAACAACTCTTGCCACTAATGGAACTGTAGATGGTGCTAACGAAGGGATAAAAAATCCCTTCGTTGACAAAGAATGGACTATCCCTGCATTCCCTGTTAATCCAGGTCCATCGGGACCTCCAGTAGTACAACCACAAGGACTCTACGATCCTCCTTATTTCTATCCTGTTTCTGATCTTGTACCAGGAGATTATACTGACATAATAACCGATGTTGCAACTCCGACTCAGTGGGTCGTTGAGATGGAGACGGGCTTTGAAAATGTGTTTATAGACGGAACAGATTTTGGCACTGGCATCCCAAGTGGTGGCGGTGGATCTCGCGGTGGCGGCGGTGGCGGTGTCGGTGGAATTAGTGCTGGCGGCAGTGGCGGCGGAGATATTTCTCTTCCAGGTGGAGGAAGCACTTCTCCTCCAGGTGGAGGCGGTAATCCTTACTTTGGAGGATCAGGATCCTCGCGGACCGGTGACCCCGTTGTTGGAAATCCACTAATCATACGCCGTGTTGTTCCTAAAAATTCTCAAACTGTTAATCTAAATCCAAATTACATTGGTGGAACAATTCAACCGTCGGGTGTGACAGTGGACCAAGCGATAGAACAAGTTATTCTATGCAATTGTGATTGCTGGGACCTGCTCTAAAACTTTTTTATCCTACCACTTGACATCTTCTAAATAGTAATATACAATATACTATTATAAGGAACCCCATAAACATGAGTTATTTTTTTACTAGCGAAAGTGTATCAGAAGGACATCCAGACAAAATAGCAGACGCTATCAGTGATGCTATCCTTGATTCTTTTATGCAATACCGAGACACATCACAACGATGTGCATGTGAAACATTAGTCACAACAAATCAAGTTATTGTGGCTGGAGAATATAAAGGTCATATTGACAGTTTGGATATTGAATACTTAGTACGCAGAGTAGTTAAAAATGTCGGGTATGAACAAGAAGGATTTCATTGGCAGAACTTGAATGTTACTAATCTGATGCATGGACAGAGTCCTGATATTGCATTAGGAACTGATAAGTTTGGTGCTGGAGATCAAGGACTCATGTTCGGCTATGCATGTAATCAAACAGAAAACTACATGCCTGCGCCTCTGTACTATTCTCATAGAATCACAGAAGCATTAACTAGTGTAAGAAAACAAGTCCTTGTTCCATGGTTAGAGCCAGATTCTAAAAGTCAAGTAACAGTTGAGTACAACAATGACAACACTATTAAACGCATAGCAAAAATTGTTTGTTCGACTCAGCATTCGGATCAGGTTCACATTGACACTGTACGATCTACTGTAAAAGAAATTATATTACAAGTAGTACCTGCAGAATTGATTGATGCTGAGACTGAATACCTGATCAATCCAACAGGTAGGTTTGTAATAGGCGGCCCTGACGGAGACACTGGTTTAACTGGTCGTAAGATCATTGTTGATACTTACGGCGGCATGGCACCTCATGGTGGCGGTGCATTCTCTGGTAAAGACCCATCTAAAGTAGATAGATCAGCCGCATACATGGCTCGGTATCTTGCTAAGAATCTAGTTGCTTCTGGTAAAGCAGACTGGGCTACAATTCAATTAAGTTACGCAATTGGCGTAGAGCAACCAACAAGTGTTTATGTAGAAAGTGATAGGGATAGTAGAGACTTGACTAAGTGGATACAAGAAAATGTAGACTTGTCACCTAAAGGAATTATTGACAGATTTGATTTGTTCAGTCCTATCTATTCTTCAACTACAAACTATGGTCACTTTGGCAAAGATTATCTACCTTGGGAACAAGTTAATTTGTTTCCTACAAACATACAAAAGAAAAAATCTAAGACTAAATAGAGTTAGACACAGGAGTCGAGCATATGAGCAAGACGATGATTAACGCAGTATCAACAAGAGTTGATACTCATGGCTTATAGTGATAAGGTAATAGATCATTACGAAAACCCACGCAATGTCGGTGTCATGGATGACAATGACATCACTGTAGGGACAGGGATGGTAGGCGCACCTGCATGCGGAGACGTGATGCGATTACAGATTAAAGTTAATGACCAGGGAGTCATAGAAGATGCTAAGTTTAAAACATACGGGTGCGGGTCTGCTATTGCATCAAGTAGTCTCCTCACAGAATGGGTCAAAGGACAAACAATCGAACAAGCATTCACAATCAAAAACACTCAACTTGCAGAAGAACTCGCACTCCCGCCAGTCAAGATCCACTGTTCGGTACTAGCGGAAGATGCTATCAAATCTGCAATTAATGATTATAAACGTAAACAATTAAAGGATGCACATTGAATCACCATGTATTAAACAATGTCAAATAGTAGAAGGGTTATGCAAAGGCTGCGGTCGAACCAGCAACGAAATCGCAGAGTGGCTATGCTACTCGACCAAAAAACGATTACTTATAATGAACACACTGAAGTCCCGAGTCCGGAAACTGACGTAGAAAAATTGCAAGAACAGGAAAGAAATGGATTTAAGCCCTAAGGGATTCGGTTTGCCTAAAAAACTCTGGAGACAATTACTTCACTTTAGAAACAAAACAGTGGACTATTGTGCATCGGACTTGATGTTTATGAAAATGCCATGGTATAGTGCATACATGCAACTGCATCCAGTAAAAGACTTTCAATACACATTTAATTCATGGGGATTTCGTGCTGACTATGACTATGAATCTCTCAATAAAGATGGCAAGAAAGCAAAAATTATACTAGCGATCGGCGATAGTTTCACTGTGAATGTTGGTGGTCCATTGGAACACAGTTGGCCTAGTTTATTACAAGAAAAATTTCCCAATATCCCAGTTCTTAATGGTGGAGTCGATGGACTCGGTCCAGAATCATATCATCTTATCGTAGATAAAATGAGAAAGTACTTTGACGTTCAACATACATTCTGTATGTTTAATCTACACGGCGGTACGACAGCAGATCAACTAGCAAACGCTAACATTACTGAACAAAAAATACATATTCTAAAATCCTATGAATGGCCTATAGGTTCCGAGATAGCATTTATTCCGCCGTGGTGTTGGGATATGGATATGCAAAAGATTTTGTTTAGTCATTTCCCAGATGCACACGCATATATAAAAGATATACAGTTTAATTATGCAGATATACCATATGATATTTTCAAACTTTTAATTCAACAAGATTATGTGCTTCAATCCAATTCTACATGGCCAACAATAGATGCTATGTACCAAGAACTAGCAATGCACAACAACCTAGATAATATGTTAAGTGATGTAGATAGATATTTCTTCTTAAAACAGATACAGCCAAAATGCAAATCATATTTTTATCGTAACAGAGATTATAGGCATATGAGTAAAATGGCTAATCAAATGGTATCAGACTATTTTTATAGTAAAATTACTAAAGACGTAATAACGCTTAGTTAGTTACTATTATTGTTTTGTTCCAGACTTTGTAGATTCTGCCGGACTTCATTAATTTGTGAAATTTTTTGTATATTTTTTTTACCATGTGTTATTTTCTCCTTGTAACATGTGTGTCGCTTGTGTGTCTTTTTTGTGACATCTATAAGTATATATGCCTAAAAATTAATTTCCAGAAAAAATATTGAGTAAATACAACATGATAGAGTTAAATCAAAGAATTTTCGGTCTATATGTCACAATGCTTAACGATAAGTTGAGAAATCAGTTCTTTTATGATGCATTAAAGAAGCATGTTAAGGGCAAAGTAGTACTTGATGTAGGCTCAGGCACTGGATTACTTGCGGCATACGCACTAGAACATGGTGCTAAATTCGTTTATGCAGTAGAACAAATAGAACAATCTGCTAAAGTAGCACAATTCGCACTAGAAAGTTGCTACGATCAATCTAAATTCAAAGTAATCACTGGAAGATTCCCTAACGAACAAATCATAGACATGATACCAGAACAATCGATTGATGTTTTGGTTAGTGAATTAGTAGGAGAATCATTGTTTGACGAAGGACAATATACAGTTTGGAAGAACTGTGCAAAACATAAGTTCTTTAAAGACGATGCTATCAGTATACCTGATCGATTACATTGTGACGTACATGTATGGAACTCACACTTTGATCTTGTAACAGGCGAAGTAGAAGATCAAGTAACACAGCCTGTCAAACATAATATGCTAGATGAAGACGCATTGTTGCTTCCTAAGTTTAGTGAAGCATTGCTAAATTTTGATAGGAACCCAACTCATGCCGATGCCTTTCGTCCCAGACCAATCATCCAACATACTGGTTTCATGCCTTCGTTTAAAATATATGCCGAACTGAATGCGGTAGATATCAAACCAGATCAAACACTAAAAGATATTGTTAGCATAAACAAAGACCATTTACCAGATGATGTGTCATTTGAAATACATTTAGATGAAGACAAACAAGTTACAGTAGCAATTGATAATAAAATATCTTCTACTGATAAAACATTACATTTAAAAGATGGTGCACCGCCATGGAAATGGAGTACTTTCTTTAAATTGTCTAAAGCTGGAACCTATAAATTTACAGTCTCGCTTTGTACTGAAAAGCCATTTTCTGGAGAAGACGTTTGGAAGATTAAAAAAATAATTCAGCCTCAAACTCTAAAAAATATTTTTATGCGATAAAACTAGTGTAAATACATGGGCATACACACAGGAGTATTATTAATGCCAGGTAACGCAGGAATGAAAACAGTAGGTGATAAACTAGCACCGTTTAAAGTAACAGGGGTTAAACCAGGTCAACCAGACACAGATCAGTTCTTTGAGATTAATGAAACATCTTTTGAAGGTAAATGGAAGATTCTAATGTTCTATCCAAAAGACTTTACATTTGTTTGTCCAACGGAAATCATAGATTATGATTCATTAAATGATGAATTTGAAAGTAGAGACACAGTTTTATTGACAGGTAGTACTGATAATGAATTTTGTAAACTAGCATGGCAGAAAGAACATCCTGGTCTGCGAGAAATCAAACATAATCAGTTTGCAGATACTCAACGAAGTTACATGGGCGATGGTGGTGAAGTTCATAACTATAGTCTATGCAGACAGTTAGGTATCTTCTTTAATCCTGCAGGAGCATGTTTACGTGCTACCTTTATTGTTGACCCACACAATGTAATTCAGCATGTTACTGTAAACGATCTAAGCACAGGACGATCAGCACAAGAGACTCTACGAGTGTTAGATGCTATCCAAGCATGTGCGAATACACCAGCTGGACGTGAAGTCGGTGGTTGTACTTTATAATTATTTTCTTCCAATAATCATGTGTCTATTATAACTGACATCTGGATATTGGAAGAATTTACTCCCCGAATATAATATCTCTCGCATAGGATACTTTGCGACAAACTCATCTAGGCTCTTGGTTGGATTACTAATTAACCATGGTTCTTCTTGGTTATCATGGTCACTTGTTTGCAAACAGACAAGTGCATTTGGATCAATATTGTCAAACCATTCGTTAGTCATATGCTCTGTGCTACAGTTAATTACTACATTATATCCTTGTAGATTATAAGTGTTTGCATCAGCACATTTGTTATTAATCTTTGTAGTGCCATAGCCAAACATATACCCTTCACACAGCGTATTAGCCCCTGTAATCGCTTCTGAAGCGATATCTAAGCCCAAGACATGCTGATAGTAGTCTTGGTTACGAGTTATAAGCATAAAACCTAACATGTTATACCAGCACCCTAATATTGCAACAACTGCATTATTTGGTAGCAATGGTTCTATGTTTTCGCATAGCCAAAGTTTGCTTTGTGTTTGTCCGTGAGAGAATGATTGTTGATCCATACTAGTATTTATTTGGGAAAACATGTCGTTGACAAATTTATTTTGTATGCTATAATTTGATCTAAATAATAGACAATGATTGTAAACGCTCGGATAGCTCAGTAGGTAGAGCAGGGGTTTTGTAAACCTCAGGTCGCAGGTTCGATTCCTGTTCCGAGCTCCAATTTCTGGGGAATTGGTGAAATGGGATCACGGCTCCCTTGCACGGAGCAGTTAAGAGTTCGACTCTCTTATTCTCCACCATTTACTACAGAGAGAGTCTATGAAATTACGAGAAAAGTTGACTGCGAGAATGGATGAGATACAACGCATCATGGAAGCAAACGAACATCTTGCTGAACCTGAAAAAGTAACAGACTTATTAGACAAAGTTACCTTTGCTTGGGAAGTGCTAAGTGAAGAAGATAGAGATTACATACACGGTGTTCAAGTCGCACTAGAAGAAAAACTTGAATGGGGTAAACAAAATTAAGCGAGTGTGGTGGAATTGGTAGACACAAGGGACTTAAAATCCCTCGATAGAAATATTGTGCCGGTTCAAGTCCGGCCACTCGTACCATATTATGTATAGGAATTTATGTTAAAAGAAACGATAACAAAAGTAACACATTGGTCAGATCGAACTTTTAGTTTTAGAACAACTAGAAGTGATTCATTCAAATTTAACTCTGGTGAGTTTGCGATGATCGGCCTTAAGAGTGTTAAGTATGGTAAAAATGTTATTAGAGCATATAGCATTGTTAGTCCTCCTTGGGCTGACTACTTAGAGTTTCTAAGCATTAAGAATGTAGGCCCTCTTACTAACGAATTAGCAAACGCTAAAGAAGGTGATGAACTTCTACTCTTGCCTAAGTGTACAGGAACATTACGCAATGATTTTTTATCAGATGGTGGCAAACGATTAGTTTTGTTAGCAACTGGCACTGGTCTTGCTCCCTTCATGTCAACAATCAAAGACCTTGATATCATAGAACGATTTGATCACATACACTTAGTTCACAGTGTGAGAGACAGTAAAGACTTGGCTTACTATGATGAACTAAAGAATGCGTTCGCAGATACAGAGCCAGACATCCATGAAATACTCAAAGACAAACTTGAATACACTGCTCTTGTTACAGGAGAAGGTGATGAAAGAATTAACTTTAGATTCTTAAAAGAAGATGATAGAGTTATGGCATGTGGCAATCTACAATTCAATTATGATGTAGTTGATTGGTGTAAAGAGATGGGCATGACAGAAGGGTCAAACCGAGAACAAGGACAATATGTAATTGAAAAAGCATTTGTCGATTTCAATACTTTTTAATTTTGAAATTTCTTTCCTATATCCCAATTAATAAGTAATAATATACTACTATATATTGTATGATACTACTTTAACACCACAAAAAACGGTAAATATTAGTATGGAATTGCAATCAGTAGTTCTGTAACCGAAAATTTAATGGAGGAAATTATATGGATTTTCAAACAATACTCGCAATAGTTATTGTCGGCGCGGTCATTTTTTTCGTAATGAAAAAAAGAAAAGATAAGAAAGTTGGCGGATCAGGATCAGGATCAGGATCAGGATCACCTTCTAATTCTAAAAATACCAACCGCAAATAAGAACTAACCCATCTTATTTAATAATAACAATTGTTTTAAACGCAAGGAGAAAGGAAATATGTTAGAGAAACTTAAAGGTCTTTTAAAAGATCATTTTGACAACGTAATTAAATTAGTGATAGCATTATCACTAGTTTGTATTGCAAACGGAGTCAACGCATCCACATTTAGTGGCAGTGTTGGCATAGGATCAGATTATGTCTTCAGAGGAATCTCACAGCACGAAGGTAATCACGTATTGTCTGCATCAATAGATGCTGATATTATAGGTGGTGTATACGCAAGTGCTTGGGTATCAGAAGTTGATTTTGGTGACGGTAAAGCCGAACACGAAATCGATACTGTTGTCGGCCTCAAAAAAGATTGGAAGCACGTTGGTTTTAATGTAGCCTATATAGACTACGGATACCGCGGAAACTCATCTTTAGACTATGAAGAAATCCTAATTTCTGCTACACTAGCAGGTGTTACAGTGGCTCATTATATGGGACAAGACGAAGCATCTGACTATACAGAATTTTCAACAGGCTTGTTAAAAGTTGTTGACATGGCGTATGGTGATGCAGAAGGACAAGGAACACATTGGGCAATCTCTAAAAGTTTTGATGCTCTTAAGGGAACAGTTAAAGTTGGTTATACTGACTTTACTGCCGATGATGCTTCTGGACTGTTAGACGAAGACAATCTATTTGTAAACTACGTTTATACATTCTAAAACAGACTCACACTTTAAAAAGCACTGTGGATATTTTACAGTGCTTTTTTTTCGTCATAAATACAGTGACGCCTTGAGTACTTTAGGCATATTATTATAAAACTAACAAGAAGGAGATAATAATGTCAGTCGTAGTACCTGAACACAAACACTTAATTATTCGTGCAGAAGTAAACAATCCGCCTAAGACCGCAAGTTGGGTTCATGGTTGGTTAAATCAATTAGTAGATAAGATTGGCATGAAAGTTTGCCAAGGCCCTATTACAGCATACGTAGACGTACCAGGCAACAAGGGTGTAACCGGAGTTGTCATTATCGAAACTAGTCACATTGCAATTCATGTATGGGACGAAGCCAACCCTGCACTCGTGCAATTAGACGTATACACATGCGGACCATTTGACAAAGAATTAATCTTTGCAGAATTAGCAGAATGGGAACCCACCAAAGTTGAATGGAAATTTTTAGACAGAGAACACGGTCTACATCAAGTTAGTCAATCATAAAACTAAGCCGTGTAAAAACGGCTTTTCCTAAAATTCAAAAAGTAGCGTATAATTATACTTTTTTATAATATTCTTTGTGATAGGCATCTATGCCCTTTTCGTCTATGATATACGCCGCTCTAGTATTTAATGTCTCTATCGTTTCCATATCTAGGAAGTTAAAGTATGGATTTTTTCGACTAAAATGCACCGACATGTAAGTATGTAGAATGTCTAGTTTTGGATAACTCCAACATACTATTGCTTTTTCCTGTTTTGCTTGTGCTATTGTCTTCATTAATAGCTTTTGACCTAAGCCTAGACCACGATATTCTGGCAAGACAACTAACCCTCGTGATCTGTACAATCTGTCTACACACATGTGTCCAGAATTTACACCTACTAATTTATCATTGTGAAATGCACCCCAAAATGTAGGAGTAAACTGCATATTCTTTAAATCATACGCCGGCTGATTATCATCTCCTAAGAAAAAGCACATAGCACTAGTCGGTTCAGTAGACATTGTTGTCAAATGCTCTTCCCAAATAGGAAGAATTTCTTCCCAAGTAATTCGTTTATAACATATCATGTAGGTAATCCTAAATTATATAATGTTTTATCTGGATGTCCGGGTAAGTACAAATCGCCTTTGTGGGCCCAACGCACAGTAAACGCTAATCGTGGTTTGCCATCAATGCCCATATGTGAATTAACGCCGTGTACTATTCCATTGCCATTGATGCATAGTGCTTCATTTTTCTTAGGTCGGTAAACAAAGTCGCCATTTAATGTATAAAACTCACCGCCTCCATTCTCTACATAATCATGTAGATAAAATGTTACAGACCTTGCTCTTGCAGTATGCGAACTAGGTGTATTAAAATATGTATTAGCCATATCTGTGTGTAATGCCAAATATTTAGTATAAGTGTTATAGTTAAAATGCCAACGATACGGAACCCATGCATCAGGTTCGTCAGCAAAAGGCTCTAAATTTTTAAGTATATTTAAATGACGATAGAATAACGGGTGAATGTTAGTTCTTAGATGTTGCCAGGACCAATCGTGTATCGTATCTTTAGTTTGATGCCAATAGTCTTTTTCAAATGTCAAATCATAAACGACTAGTTGATTTCTGTCGTTTTGTTTATGTGAGATAACGTGAAACTTTTTGTTCTGATGCGAAAAAGAAGTCCCGTGTGTTTTGTAGGTAGATGTGTTGGTAGTATCTAGTTGCGAAAGAACAGTTTGTTCGATTTGAGAATACATAGCATCAGAATATACGTCTTTGTAGACATAGGCATCCAACGAGTGTTGTGTAGACCAGTGTTTGTTTGGTTTATTTCTAGTAATATGTTCAATCTGCATATCTATATTTAGTGATACACAGATTGATCATATTATAATTTTATTTAATGTTACTTGACCAGTATGCAAAGAAACTAATACTGTTAACATCTGTTAATGCAAGTGTTATGTCAGAGTTTTGTGTATCTTTGTAATCTATGTTAGCATTAAAATATAACAGTGTTGATGTGGTCATTGTAATTTTTGATGTTGAAACTTTGCCGGTAAATTCTACTTGTTCTAAAGGTGTTCCTTCTGGTAAAACAAGTCCTGATGCTGGAGAAATAGTAACGATGCCTGTAGCACTATCAACTGTTACGTAAGGACTGTATTTTGCTTCAATAGCACTGTCGCTCCACGTAATGCTGTATACTGGAACATCATCTGGGTATAACTCAACGAATGAATCTATAGACAGAGCAGAGTTTAAATCAGCAATTATGTCTTCTTCCTCAGGGTCTTGTCCGGTACTTACGCCTATGTATGAAACCATGTTGTTGTCTTTGTAAGATGCGTTGGGGTCAGCAGTAAAGACATATGCTAGTGCGTTTTGATTCTCAGAAAAAGTATCGTCTTCAAACAACAACGCATTTTTAGTACTAGTCGTAAGGATTGTACTTTTGATCTCGTCAAAGAATATAGCAGAAGAATTCATTGACCCTATTACTACTGCAATACCAGCAACTAGTGGTGATGCAAAAGATGTTCCTGATGCTTCCCCGTACAGTCCGCCTTGATTGCCAAGCATGCCTGAATCATCTAATCCAGCTGGATGTGCAACTAAAATACCTTCGCCAGGTGCAAAGATATCTAAATTTAAACCAGTTGCAGTTGTTAATCCAGAGTCTCCAGGAGCGATGTTGTTGAAACCAGATGGGATATCGTATTTGTCAATAGAACCAACAGTAATAACATCGTCTATTCCTGCTGGACTAACATTTTCAACGTCTTGTCCACCATTTCCTGCCGCACAGATAACAGTCACGCCTGCATCGACTAAACCTTGAACTCTATCGTCTAAGAAACTTGAACGAGCCATGCCCCATGACATATTAACGATTCGTGTTTTGTTTGGATCTGCTGTAACTTCTGCAACGATAGCATCGATTGCCTCAGATATTTCGATTAAGTTAGCATTATAATCTTCGCCGCCTACTACTCCGCCAATCTTAACATTTCGAAGTGTACAATGAGATGTGATGCCTAAATTTTTGCCTACTGCCATGGCCGCTACTGCTGTTCCGTGACCTTTTTGATCTGAATAATCACCGTTAAACGCAGGAAGTGCGTAAAAGTTTTCTTTAACTAAGTTAGCATCATCAAATTCAGGGTGAGTAAAGTCAATCCCAGAGTCCATAATATATAATTCGGGTTTTGACAAAGCATTTGTGTCATGCATTGAGTATGAAGTAATTAACGGTCTATATTGACTTGCAACACGAATTCGTGCCCACTGCCCTGCAGTAGATTCAGGGAGATTAGCAGATGCAGTAATTGAGGTGGTTGTAATATTAGATACTGCTAAGTATTCAATTGGTTGACTGTTAACGTCAATAGCATCGACTACCTTAGCCAATTCAGCACCAGCAGTTGATGTAACTTTAAACCAACCGTGCCCTAAATCAGCTACTACAGTAGCATGTTGTTCAATAGCAGATTGTGTGCCTTTAACCAAGAATACATGTTCGGAATCGTCTGTTTGAGCAACAACTGAAACTGTTGCATCCTTCGTTGCCTGCTCTAATAAATGAAAACTAGCGTCTAAACTGTTTCCGATGGGTGTCGGTAAACCGTGTTTTGCGGCGAAGGCGACCGTTGACTCATCACTGTCAAATGTTACTCTGATACTCATGCTTGTATGCTCCAATGTTTTGTTTGCTACTACTGTATGTATTTATCTTTGCTTTACGATATTGTATTTTCTAGTAAAAAGCAGTGGGTTTAATTATAAGTGTATTTATCCCCGCTAAATATCAGTATGCCTTTTAAAGTTCACGTTATACACGATCTTATGTATGGGTTCAATGAACCCACAGAGTTCGCTGACCTAAATCTTCCTGAAGTTGATCTTGTTATATTTAACGGTAATATATCAGTTAATGCTAAACGTACTATGCTGTACGCTACTGAATTGACTACAAAATATCCTAACGTACAATTTGTACTTAATCTCGGGTGGTATGAAACATATTTTACTTATATGCCGAAAGATACCTGGGAACTTGAAGATAACATGTCTGCAAGAATTCAAAATAGTGATGATTGGCCAAAGAACTTACATTGGAAAGACCCTCGATCTAAAGACGGACTAACGATCTTATTACAAACAGGACAAACAATTCAAGTTTGGCCAACATTTGGTTTTCCTAAAGTTAGACCCACACATAATTGGAAAGACTTGTGGTTTTATCTTAACATATGCACAGGTGTTTTGGGTAGAGATAAGCCAGAAGAACTAGATGAGATAAACAAACAACTGCCTTTTAAATTGTACAGTGAGTATCCAGTGTGGGCAACTCCCGAGTGGATCAATGAAAGATTTGAAATAGAAGAAACTAATATAAGAAACTTTGAAGTAAATGCAAAGCATTATCAAATACTAGTGACACATCTTAACCCATTAAAAGACACTAGATTAGAAGGGATAGTGACAAGTCCGTACTGTATTCATTGGGCAAACAGATTGTGGGTAACAACTAACCAAGAAAAGTCTGTTCAATTCTTGGGAGGCAAGTTATATGCTAATCCTGGCAGAGGGTCAATCGCTAGAGGGAAAGTGCTTGAGGTAGATAACATCTAACGCCTTGTGTTGATCATTATCTAACTGAACTTTGTATGCATGGCTATCGTTGTTATACCTTCCCCCATCCATACTACATAACGGATGTCTAAATCGTTTTTCAAATGCCCAACCATCACCGGTTTGTTCTTCAAAATAGTCTTTAACTAATTCAAATCCTGTATACTTTTGCGGCTGTGGCATTAAATCAAATCCGATTCGTCTATAGCCAATTAATTTGGCCGCATACTTTTCTGCTTCGACTGCCTTTAATGCATCATACTCACGCAAAGCAGTACTGTTGTTCTTGTAATCTAAATTTTTAATATCAGGAGTAGATAAAGTAATTGCCCATGCTAACTCAGGACTGAAACTTAAAAAACTTCCTTGAACTGCAATGTCAAACTTATCAGCACATGTAGCCCAGTAATAAGGAACTTTAGTAAAGTTAACTCCATACTCTCCGCAGTTTCTATCTGGTGCCTGACCACCGAAGCACACCCCAGTGTAACCCATATGTGTTAGTATCTCTACGAATCGATAATGTGTATTGAAGTGTGGACTAACGTTCCCATACTTAGTTGTCATGTCTACATTATCTCTGGTGAGAAATGATACGACATCAAATTCTATTTCTCTGTATGGAATGTCCCATGTATGACAATATGCTTTAGCGTGTTCACAGTCTTGCTTGTTCAATCCGTCTTTAAAATTAAAGATAATCACATGGGCTGATAAGTCTGCCTCAGACCAACATTGTAACATCGCTTGACTATCAATGCCACCACTGAAACACAATGCTGGGAATTGACCTAACGATTCTGCACAACGTTTAGCGGCATTAATGCGCCATTGTTTTGTTTTTGTATCACTGTATGGATATAACTTTTCAAAAAACTCCGTAGTTAAATTAACTTTGTGGTCTTCTCCAGTACCGGCCGCCATGCCACTGACATCTAGCCAGTCGTTGTAGAATGCTTTAAATTGCGACAATTTTCTTCACCATTTTGTTTAAGATATGTTCATCTGTGTTGATATTTAAGACTAACATTAAACAATTGTCAACAAAACTAAAAAGACTATGTAGTCTGCTTGTGTTAACAAAGTATGTTGCCCCTAAATCAAACCTTAGTAATTTTTCTTCTTGTATCCACTTCATGTCATTAATGCCGAAGTTGTATATCGGTACCATGATTCTAAACGTAGGCACAGCAACAATTGCCCCATTATCTCTATGCGGTGGAAAGAATCCACCTTGATCTAATCTTAGAAAATGTGTTCTGCCTAAGTTCTGTCCCCAAAAGTTTAGAAACTGGTCTAACTCTGGAATCAATGCACAGACATTTGTTCGTGTTTTAAAATCACCTTCTGTGTATGATTCTCCGTGTAACCTATACCACTCTCTTAAACTGTTTAAGTCAGGATCTCCGCTGAATTGACCATCTAAACTAGTCACACTCAAACCAAAACGATTGTTAGGTTGTTTGTGACCTTGATAGGGCTTCCAACCTGGATGTTTATCACAGATATCTTTCACTCTGTTTAAATCCATCTTTGGGAAATCAAGTTCTACAACTTCTCCCCAATTTGTTATAAAGTCTGTCAATGTAGCCATATAGTATATTTAGTGAGTAAATACAGTATGCAATTAAATTTTAAATTCGTCCAAACCAATGTTTTGTGCTACGAAGAATCAGACAAATGTAAATTAATCCAGGTAATTTGCGATAAAGTCGAACAACTCTTAAGTTTACCAGAGTCTGTCAGTATAGAATTTACTCCTATGGCTCCGCATACTTACGGAGATACATTAATTGATTACAAGAATCAAACAAAGATAAGACTCAACAAAGATTTACAGATAAATGATATAATGATTCCTCTCGTGCATGAATTAATACACTTGCATCAAATGCACATAGGTCAGTTAATGATTACTCATGCTGGAGTTTATGTTTGGGAGAAACAGACTTATGAAGTAGATGTTACACAGATGATGTACACTGACTATTTAAGGTTACCTTGGGAAGCAGATGTAGCAGACAAACAACCGAAGTTGATGGAAGAGATACTTAAATCTTACAGGTAAGAGACGGTGTATCTACATAGTCAGACAACGAAACTCCGTACTTAGTACACAATTCTGTTTTCGTTTCTGAATCTAATTCTAGCCATTTCTTCGAATATTGAATAATAGTAGAGTAATCATTTCTGGACTCCCAACCAACTTCAAAACATGAAGGCCTTATCATATCACAATTTATCCAATCCATTGTACAAAGGTTTACGTTGTGTTCTTCGATCCATTGCCTATATTGTATTTGACTACCGGGCAGATCATGGGATGCTAATGCATTTCGTAAAATGTATCTTTCAATGAGGTGTTCAAAACTTGCACTTGTAAACATTATTAACCAGTCTTGTATTGCAACATCAGGTAGTTGACCTTTTGTACAATGTACTGGGTCAATCTGATTGTTATGTATTTCTACTCCTGTAATATTAACAGTGTTTTCTTCAGGTAAGATAAACGGCAAGTATTCTCCTGCTTTATCCCCGTGTATTATCTTTACTCTCTCCGGCAACACATCAGGCCTTGAATCAAATATGATATCGTATTTTTTTGTATTGTTTTTTAATTTTTTTTCTGTAGTTCTGATATGAGGGAGAAGTAACGCTCCCATAAATGCAGGACTTGTGAAACTATTATAGTATTCAGTATCACACACTTCAGGTGAAACAATTTGAAAGTGTACCAGATTCTGGTGTTTAAAAGTCTCTACGACACCATCAGTATTACTTCTTTCCCAGGTAATAAAATAATAATCAACATTGTTTGCGATACTATCATAGAAATCAAAAACCATTGGACAAATATAGTGCCAGGTTCTGACATGTCCTCTTAGTATAACTGCAATGTGATCTACTTTCATTTTTATTTATGATTCCAATCTTCTGAGAACAAACAGAAACGTTCTTGCCCATCAGGTGTTTTGTATACAAACTGCATTGCTAACATAAGTATAATCTTACCTTCATGTGATCTACTAAACGAGGGCTCCCGGTGTACGATATAGTCACCTACTGCTGGTTTATTCTTACCTTTCTTTTTATCTGTCATAGTAATTCATTCTCTTTACAGTAGTCATACATATAGTTAGCCCAGTGTTTGTGTCCTTCAGCACTAGGGTGAAATACAACAAAGACTTCTTCAGCAGTACCTTTGGTCAACATGTGTTTCCATGCTGTAGTGTCTTTGATAAAGCGTTTGCTATCTAATGACTCCCAGAACATTTTATCTCCAGGTGTAATCTTGTTAAAATTCTCTTCGTATGCTTCATCGTCCCAATCATAGATCATTTTTTCATGGTGATGATAGAATGCTTGGTGCATAACATACTTAATGCCGTAGTTTTTTAATATGTGTTCTGTCTGCCACAGTTGTTGAATCCAGCGATGTATAAATTCGCCTTCATTCCAAAAATTATCAAAGTACAATCGCATAAACTGATCAATGTCTTTATTGTTGTGGTCCTGATCCATTGACCAAGGTCCAAACGGCAACCAATTATCCTCTCCCCACTGTTCTTTGTAATAAAACTCTCTGCGTTCTGGACTTGTCCAACCAATAGATATAAACAAGTCACTTGTGTCTCTACCTGATAAGTATCCTTCTGTTACTAGCCACTCAAATAATTTACGCACTATCGCATCGTTTGATAACGAAGGGCTACTCAAGTCTACTAGTTCATCAGCATCAAATTTATCTGCTAGTCTATTAATATAACGGTTTTTAAGACGAAAGTCAATGTTAACGGGTTTAGACTGCCTTTCAAATCCACCACCAGGTAGATTCATAATCGGTGTTGGCTCTTCAATTGGATCTACTAACTCTGCACCCCAGCACCAACTATCGCCTACGCCTACGAGTCTCATGCTCTGGCCTCTTTTATGTATTGTACATAGTCACTACATATACCAAAGCATTTTGCTTTAGTTGTATATGCTAACCAATCTTCATGTGCTAGTTCTGGCATTACCATGATACTACGATCAGTTAGATCGAATCCTGGACTAGTCCAAATATACTCTTTATTTGTCAACGTGTAATCATCAATATCGTGCCAGAAATAATTTAGTCTATTAGAACCAAAGTTGTCTGTCATGTATTTTAATGCTTCTATGTTTTTACAGTGAAACCAAATGTTACTACTCATTAGTATCTTTTGACTTACCTCATATTTAGGTTCGTCATGTCCTAAAAACATTGCTCCATCAACTATTCTAACATCAACTTCTACATCAAACCCTAGATCAAGTGCTTTTGCAATATGATCTGGATGGTTCTCTAATTCGCTAGGTCCATCTACGTTGCCTCTGTGTGCAATGTATGTTATAATATCTTTAGCGATTTTAGTATCTCCCAAGTTTCTTTGTACCCACCAGTGACTTTAAAAGGATGGGTGTCATACAATTCATTTTGGTCTTCCTTGAAGTGATGCAATATATCATACAACGGTTTATCTATACCATACTCATCGCATCTATCTCCGAAAAAATAAATTGTACCTGTTGGATCGGTCTCATTAAGGATTCGTGCTTTATTAGCGCCTCGTAATACAATATCAACACTGCAATCGCCTCCTAAATAACAATCAAATCTAGGAAAACATTCATTTAGTTGTGTAATAAAATTTGTTCTTTCATGGTAGAGACTGTCGTAGTCTATGTAAGACTGTCTTTCTTCTATACTTGCCCCACGTTTAACAAATGAAAAATTACAACTTCCGCTTCGATATTGAATTACGTCTTCCCATGCTTGTTTTGCTTGATACATGCTATGTATATAGAAACTTTTTAAATGACTAAACTCGTTTTCTGAAAACGTGAACTGATTAATAACAACCTCAAACCCATTCTCAGTCCAGATAGAATTGCCTAAACAATGGTATCCAATCTTAGACCCATATGCTAGTAGCTGGCCTATTTGGTTTTTTGTTTTTTCTCTTGGAGAACCAGTGACTAGGTAATATTCTTTGTCTATTAAAAAATCTTCTAACCACCATCTAAACTGATCATTGATAGGTTGGCCTCGGTCGCATAGCACACCGTCAACATCAAATAGAAATTTTGCACTCATACGATATATTTATCCTGGGTGTCGCTTGGAGTTTTTATACAGACAATCGTACAGTCTTCGTAAAATGTCGGGTCTGCTATCTCGTTGGGTTCGATAATAAACGTATCACCCGCTGATAACTCTGTGTCGCATACATTCATAGAGCCTTTGATTAGAATGTTATACTCTGTGCCTTTCTTGTGATAGTGAGCAGGCCACTGTTCGCCTTTTAGATGAGTGAGTATACCTACTTCAAAGTCTTTGGTTTTGAGAAGACTAGGTTCGAAATCTCCAATAACCCAACCTCGATAAGTATCGCTGAGTTTGCCTACAATCATTTTTCAAGGTATGCTTGTAAGTCTTCTGGTGTGCCTATGAAATGAATTTCGTTCTCTTCTATTTCATAATACCCCGCTGAACCACCGAACCAATTGTATGTAGGTCCGATATAATATTCACCTCTTGATCTTTTTCCAGATTGCATCATCAATCTAGTAGATTGGGTAAAATCTTTACCGTGCTTCCAATAATGTAATCCAACTAATGCTTGATCACTTACAACTTCTTTCTCTACTATCTCGCCTGTTTCTAGGTTGAGATAACTGTGTTTAGGGTCATCACTTTTAATAGTAACAATACCAGCATCAAACTCTCTTAACTTGTCAAATATTTTATCACGTGATTCATCACTCCATGCCATGATCTGATCGCAGTTAGCAATCAATAGTTCTTCATCTTCAGAGAAAAATCCTTGTGCTGATACTGCTGTTTCTGCCGCCCCCTGAGATTTTCCTGCTATGTTCAGTACTCTACAACCAGGAAACTCTGTAGTGAGTCGTTCTTTCAACTCAACTGTATGATCGTTTTCTGGTATAACAAAAATGAATGAGTGTTCAGGCCCGTCCATTCGCAAACTTCTTGCTGATGCGACCAACATAGGCTCACCCTTAACGTCAATCATGTTTTTTGGGCTGTCGTAATGACCTTTGAATCTAGTGCCAAGGCCTGCGGCTGGTATTAATATATTCATGTATATATTTATTAGGTGTTGACATGTCGGTTAAAAAAGTGTATAATAGATACTTAGATTAAAGAGACAGAGAAAATGGCACAGTTTTTCATAGCAGATTTACACTTCGGTCACAACAAGATTGTGAACTTCACAGATGCGGCCGGCAATAAGTTACGTCAGTACGATACAGTAGAGGATATGGAAGATGCAATGGTTCAATTGCACAACGAACTCGTCAAACCGACGGATAAAGTCTACATGTTAGGTGATATTGCGTTCAATCAACGAGGACTTGATAAAGTCAAGCAGATGAATGGCATCAAAATACTGATTAAAGGTAACCACGACAACTTGAAGTTAAACAAGTACGTTGAAGTCTTTAAAGATGTTAGAGGTTGTCATGTAACGAACGGGTTAGTGTTCACTCACATACCAATACATGTTGATCAGTTGGGTAGATTTGGGTGTAACGTACATGGTCATCTACATGCTGGTAAAGTGATGAGGTATGGTGGTCATCAGGTTGACCCTAGATTCTTGTGCGTATCTGCTGAACACACAGACTTGAAACCAATTGAGTTTGAAGACTTGGTAGAGAGAATTGTAGCACAAGGTGGCAAATTGGGCATGATTAACGGCAACGGAAGCAACAAACATGAAGACAAAAATCTTCAATTTAATTCTCATGGGTAAATACAACTAATGAAAAATATTTTATTAGTACAAGCAAGTTTTGTTTGGATAATTAATAAGAAGGCAATGTACTTACCCTATGCCATAGGTTGTTTGTGGGCCAACTGCCAAAACTCCGACTTGATTAAACAAAATTATCATCTACTAGATTTACAAGTTGAGCGGTTTAATATTGATGAAGTAGTTAACTCATATGAAGACATTGATGTAGCTGGATTTAGTTGTTATTGTTGGAACTATAACTACACCTGTAAACTAGCAGAGAAGATAAAAGAACGCTTCCCAAATTGTTTAATCGTTTTTGGCGGACCTGAAGTAGAACACAGTGATCCAAAGATTTTTCAAAACAAACCCTATATAGATGTAGCAGTAAAACAAGAAGGAGATGTTGTTCTAAAAGATATATTAGAGGCTAGAATTTCTAACACAGACTTGTCTGTAATATCTGGCTTGATTATTAACGACAATGGTAACGCTATCGATACTGGACCGACTGTTAGAATTAATAACTTAGAACATTTACCTAGTCCTTACACTACAGGTGTATTCGACTTTCTTTTTGAAAAATACCCAGACGTTCAATGGGACGGAATGATCGACACTAATAGAGGTTGCCCGTACCAATGCACATATTGTGATTGGGGAAGTCTGACCTATAGTAAAATTCGAGTCCGACATTTAGACACAGTCAAAAAAGAATTAGAATGGTTTAGTAAAAATAAAATAGAAGTACTATATATCAATGATGCTAACTTTGGAATTTTATATGAACGTGATATGGAAATAGCAAAGTATTTAAGTGAACTAAGAATTGCTACTGGTTATCCTAAATACATTGTTCCGAACTGGCCAAAAAACAGCAGAGAGCAAATAATTAACATCGCAAAAGAATTAAGTAGACCTAATAAAGGTGATGCTATTCGTAGCGGTATAACAATTTCGGTACAAACATTCACGCCCGAAACTCTTAAAGAAATTAAACGTGATCAGTTTGACATCAATGAAGTTAAAGATTTTGTAAAAGAGTGTACTGCCGCAGGTTTATCAAACGATGTTGATATGATATTAGGTCTTCCTATGGAAACACTTGAATCTTGGAAAGATGGTTTTTATTATTTGTTTGAATCTGGTATGCATCACAATTTTAAAGTTCAACCAACAGCATTACTAGAGAACACAGAATTGAATAAACTGCAACGAAAATTAAATGGTATAAAAACTATTCCTAGCAGAATTACTGCCAACCAGAATTATGATTATAGTCCAGAGATTAAAGAAACACTTGCTATAGTTGTAGAAACAAACACATTACCATTTAATGACCACATTAAAGCAATCATGTTTACGAATATAATTACAACAGTACACGGCTCTGGTTTAATTACTGAGTTTGCAAGATTTACATGCAAACATTTATCCTTATCCTTTAAGGAGTTTTATGAAAAGGTAATAGATTTACTATTGATTGATCCTATGCTCCAAGCCGCATACAATGAATGTGAGCAAGAAATTGTTAAAGTATATACTGGTCTTCCCGGTAATTTTAAATATGGGTTAACTCAACATGCAGAATTTCAATACTTTAATACATTGTGTGTAGTGGGTCAGTTGCAAACCAACATCAAACAGATAGTATACGATTATTATGAGCCTCAACTTGATGCTGATCTGTTTGCAGAGTTGTGCGAGTACAACGATTTCTGTTACTTTGACTATGAAAAGAAACATTTGGTATCAGAAACAAAATCATTTACGCACAATTTACATGAGTTTATTAATAATGATGTAGAGTTACTACGTAATCAAGTAACATATACGTTTACAAATGCTACACCACATGAAGAAAACTTATCATTGGTTGAATTTGCAACTAGAATCTTTCAACGTCAACGTAATATGCCAAACAAAGCACATGTCGAAATAGCCGGGACTGTTTCTACACTTGCTAAAGTATTTGCCCAAAACGATTGATTATCTGATATGAGGTGTTATAATAGACACATAAGACATCGCAACGTAAATTGCTATATATTGCTAGGGGGCATGTCTTAAACCTTTTGAGAGCAGACGCTGGCGTCCGCTGAAGGGCTAGGCAAGTCTGAAGATTTGCACTGTTGTTTGCTCTCAATCTTTTTACAGAATTAAATTATGAGTAATATGTTAAAACACGCTGATGGATTATATTCAACTACTTGCAATTTAAATTTAGAGAAATTGAAAGCATCCGTGTTTCAATTAGAAACAGTTGTAGATAAGCATTATCTGGCTGACTTTAGATTAGATTACAAAGGGACTTATAATTCGTTAGATGAAGGATCATCATATAACCTGTTGCTACACCCTTTACCTGAGGTAAATGCATTATATTTTAGCATTCAGACTTTTTTTAATAAAGTGCAAACAGACATATATGGGTTTCGTCTCCCAATAAGATATTGGATACAATGCTGGTATAATATATTTTATGACGGCAAATATCGGGACTGGCATATACATGGTCAAGAGCGTGATTTAGCATGGCATGGATTCTTTTGTGTAGACACCCATGATTCTAAAACATCTTATCGATTTAATAATGGCCAAGAACTAGATATTTCCAGTCAGGATAATTTAATGGTAATGGGATTGAATCATAATCAACATAGGACTTATCCTAAACAAGATATAACTTCCCCTAGAATTACTATAGGATTTGATATCGTTAGTGAAACTTTGTTGATGGCGAATCCAAAATTTATAAATAAATCTTTTGGTCAAATTGCAGATGAAACTCCGCAAATGCGAAATCATTGGATGCCCATCTGAAAACAGAATTAGAATTAAAATTAAAATTAAAAATAACAGGATAAACATGTACGCAAAAATGGAAAATAAAATTAATAATTTCGATGTAAAGACCCAAGTTTCGTTTGTAACAGGTGTTCTTACACATGACTCAACCCGCGGTGGCGGAAAAGGAGATACAGCATTGCAACCAGTAGAAGATTGGAACGATGAAGATTGGACTACATTCAGAACAGTTCTTAAACATGAACTACAGTCTAAGACTGCTGAAGTAACGTTCACTAAACTTAATGGTGATGTACGAGTAATGACTTGTACTCTAAACCCTACATTACTTCCTACAAAGGTCGTCACTGAAGGTGAAGAAGAGAAGCCAGCAAGAACAATTAAAAATCCTAATAACAGTTTACCAGTCTACGATATCAACGCAGAAGGCTGGCGCAGTTTTGTTATTAAAAATGTTACCCAAGTCTTATATAAAGACTAACAAGGCCCGCGGCTGTAACTCAGCTGGATAGAGTACCTGGCTACGAACCAGGAAGTCAGGAGTTCGAATCTCTTCAGCCGCGCCACTTATAAAGAGAGTTAGAAGTTTCGGAAAGAGCGGGTATTGTGTAATGGTAAGACCTTAGGTTTCCAACCTAAAGACAGGAGTTCGATTCTCCTTACCCGCTCCACTATTAGCAAGGAACGTTAAAATGTTATTATACGCTCTTAGCTCAGTTGGATAGAGCAACAGCCTTCTAAGCTGTGGGTCAGTGGTTCGAATCCACTAGGGCGTACCACATAATGAGGTTACGATGAAACAAACAAACATAAGGTGGGCAACTGGTTTATTAAAAGGTGATGAGGAATGAAAATTAAAATTAGCAAGTATCCAACTCATAGGTGGTATCACAACTTCCTATATAAGTTGGGGATTAAAAACGAACAGAAAGTATCAGTTCGTATTGACAACTTTGATACGTGGAGTATGGATCATACTCTTGCATATATTATTTTGCCAATGCTCAAGCAACTCAAAGAGACCAAACAAGGTTCTCCGTATGTGTACCCTGAAGATGTTCCTACCGAGTTGCGGCCTACTAAAAAAGAACTAACAGCATACACTAAAAACGGTGAGACTGACAGCAAGTTCTTTGAGCGTTGGGACTGGGTGATGGACGAAATGATCTTTGCCTTTGAGAGCAAACATGAAGATTGGGAAGAACAGTTTACATCAGGCGAACACGATACTCAGTGGATTGAACTAACTGAAGGCAAACATAAAGGTATGACCGAAATGGTTAAGGGCCCTAACGATACTTTTGAAATTGATTGGGAAGGGCGCAAGGCATACCAAGAGCGTATCACAAACGGCTTCAAACTGTTTGGAAAATATTATGAAGGACTTTGGGATTAATAGATCGGGAGTTGTAGACATGTTTTCAATGATGACACAAACAAACATGAGGTGGGCAGAGTAATGAGTGAATACCGGCCAGACAATTGGGTAGTTATAAAGATGATGCAACCAGGTCAAGATACCTTCTACAAAGTGATAGGAGGATGGAGTGGTGGTTACCTAGATGGTGACAGTTGGCGAATGAACAGTGGCATTGCGAAAGTGGTATACCGAGAAGAGTATGTGGATTTTTATGGAGAAAGTGGCTCAGTATACCAGTGCCATCTATCACAATACCGCCTGAGAATGAATAACGCTGGAATATGGAATCAGATCAAGGAGAAAGCTGGCGATACAGTTGAGTTGATGCCAGAAGATACCGATTGGAGTACAATCGTATGACAGGCAGTGAAGAACTAACAGCTTTAGAACTGTTGACAGCAATGAACAACATTAATCGGCTTGAGGTTATAGATCAAACTGGTCGTGCTTATGTTCATTACTTGGATGAACTTGAAAGTGTCCGATACAGTCTACAAGATGATAATCGAACACTTAAAGTATTTGTTGCGGCCGCGGCG